CTACGGCGTTTCTTCTGTGATTGCAAGCAGCCACAAAATATTTACATTTAAAACCTTTGCAAATACTTTCAATTCATAATCAGCAACAAAACGCGTCCCGATCTCCACGCGGCTTATGCTGTCGCGTTCAATCGTTATTCCCTCGACCTGCATTTTTGCCGCCAGTTCGTTTTGTGACATTCTTTGAACGACGCGCGCTTCTCTTATGCGATCGCCGCATATATTCTTTTTCCCGCCATAATCATATATTTTCACGTTTTTGCTTCCCTTTTGTGCTAATATTCAGCAATATACTTGACATTAACACATTAAATGCGATAAATTGTGTTAAAGGTCAGCAACTACGCTGCTAATATAATTTTAGGAAGGTGTAATTATGAAAAGAAAATCTTTTTCAATCTTTTGGGGTGTTATGTTTGTACTTGGTGGCTTTGTAGGGCTTGCAAAATATGGTGTCTTTAGTGCCTTGATCTGTTTTATTATAGGAATATTATTTCTAATTCCGTTTAAAGTTAAATCTGATCCGCAGGAAGAAGCGGTTTCCGGTACCGGAGATAAACCGCATTACAAAAATATAGCTTTCTATCGTGATACAAAAAGCAATTCCTTTTCCGTTGCGGGTGTTACATTTTCAAATGAAAGCGGGGAAATAAAATCACGCCAAACGATCCTGCGCCGATTATTATTTAATGATCCCCCCTTTGACTGTGATTGCACCGTTACACTTGAAAGATACATTTACGAGAATGAACCTGCATTTTATGTAAAAGTGAATGATTATATTATAGGCAATGTCCCGAAAGAATTTATACCCTTTATTGATGTTAATTTTGACCGTCCGTATAGAATTGATGATTTTCAAGTATACGGCGGGCAGGACGGGAAAAAGTTCGGGGCTTCCTTGAAGGTTGTTTACCTTGATACTCTCGAAGCGTAACAGTTGCAAAAAACGGGCGGCATTATCCAGCCGCCCTTTTATTATACCACTCTCTTTCTTTTTGCAATACCGCCTTTATTCCTCAATCAGTATAACTTTTTTAGCTTCGTGATCTATTTCAACTTTGTATCTATCCCCATTCCCTGTCCAGTAAAAATCCCCTGTTTTAAAATTATTCCAGTTGATCCGGCGTTTGCTGTCGTTCATTGTTTCCGTTACGTCTCGCAGCGCGTCCGCGTTTCCCTGTACCTCATAACCGTATGATTTCATATTTTTCACCTTTCCGGCGGGGACTGCTGCCCCGCCGCCTTTCTTTATGCTCTAACTGTTTTTGTATCTAATTTCATAACTATTGATAACATTTCCTGTCTTGCTTTCCAGTTTGTCTTTGCTGCCTTGCTTAAAATCTCCCTTTCCTTTTTCATTGGTATGATTGATAATGCGTATTGTATCAATTTTTCTTCCGCTTCCAGCTTTTTGTCTCTAGCTTTGCACACCCGATCCCATACTTTCTTTTCTTCCGGTTCTGCTGCAAATTCCTCATTCAGTCTATCAAATTCGCTTTCGTCCTCTATGCAATAAATACTTGCTACATCATAGCCCCGCTTTTTCAGAAATTCCGCTTCCAGCTTTCTTTCCTGTTCTTCCGCTGCTGCCAGTTCTGCTTGTGCCTTTATGTACTCTCTTTGTTCTTTATTCATTGTGTCCTTTCTCCTTTTATTAGTTTTCTTTTATATTTATTTCGTTTTCTTTAATTATATATTAGCACTCTTTTATATTCTTGTCAATACTTTTTATTAAATATCTTTAATATTTTATATTCGTTCCTTTATATTATTTTAGTAATATTTAAGGCGGGGACTATTGCCCCGCCTGCCCTTTAATCTTTCTGTAATTCGTTCCAAACATGCCGCCCCAGTTCCTGCATTGCTTCCGGTGTTTCCTTTACAAATGTAAAGAATAAAAATGTCATAAATTCACTTTTTGTCTGCCGCCATTCCTCTACTGTCATGTTTGGGTTTTGTTGTAACTTCATCTGTAAAAGCTGCTGTGTTAATTCCTGCCCCTGTGGTGTATTCAATGCTTTTCTTTCTGCTTCTGTGAAAACCTCTACAAATTCATTAAAATTTTGTGCTAACATTTTCTTTCCCTCTTTTCTTTCCGGCGGGGCTGCCGCCCCGCCTATTGATTGTTTATTCTGCGCTTATCACCGGACACATGCTATATACTCCCCATGGGTAGATTGTTTCGCATCCGTTTATAACGGTAATTTTGTTTCGCTGCTCTTTACCGTCTTTTCTTACAATAACAGTCTTTGCTGTGCGCTTTATGATCTCGACACTGAAAATACAGTTGTGATCGCAAATGCTTCTTGTCTGGTATGTCCTGTCGACCTCAAAAGCCTTTATTTCGTTTTTTGCTGCCTGCGCTGCTGCCGCTGCGTCCTCATGTGCTTTTCTGATTGCTGCTTTTACTAATTCGCTATAATTTGTCATTGTTTTTTCTTCCTTTCTATATTAGTTATCTTTTATATTTATTTCGTTTTCTTTAATTATATATTAGCACTCTTTTATATTCTTGTCAACACTTTTTATTAAATATCTTTAATATTTTTTATGTTGACATTTATATTTTATTAGTGTATGCTTATATTATCAAATTTCAAATGAAAGGAAGTATTTTGTATGATGAAATATAATAAACTGTTTGCTTTACTGGCAGGGCGCGGCATGAAAAAAACTGATCTTTTGCCTGTCATATCTGCCCCGACGCTTGCGAAACTTTCAAAAGGTGAAACGACCACCACGGACGTGCTTTGTAAAATATGTGATTTTTTAGACTGCCAGCCTGCGGATATTATGGAATATGAAAAATAAAAAAACGGGCTTTCCTGCTGCCCTGTGGCGGCAAGATTGCCCGTTTTTATTGCCCTGTTTTATGCTGTCTCGATCAGTTCCACTAAATCCTGTCTTTTTGTCAGATACCAGCCCGCCTTTAATTCGTAGAAGTCGCCAGACTCTCCCACTACCGTGAAAACGTCGCCCGCGTGTGCCTGTCCTGCCGCTTTCGCTGCATAGTCCGGCGTTGCCCGATAGTTTACGCCGCCCGCGCCCGTGTAGATGATTTTTGCGTATCTCTTGACTTCTTTTTTCGTAAACTGCACAAGATCGGCGCGCTTTGTGATATACCAGCCGGATTTCAGCTTGTAGAAGTCTTCCGTTTCTCCCACGACCGTGAAAACGTCGCCCGCGTGTGCCTGTCCTGCCGCCTGCGCTGCATAGTCCGGCGTTGCCCGATAGTTTACGCCGTCCGCGCCCGTGTAGATGATTTTAAGGCTTCCGGCGGTCTGTCTTACCCCTGCCGCGTTTTCGCCCTGTGTGGCGTTCCCTGCGCCGCCTGTGGCGGGTTTTTCTGCCGTGCTGGTGTTTTCTATCATAGCGGACAAAACGCGCTTTATTTTCGCCCCGTAGTCCGCGCCTGCCGCCCATCCTTTCCCCTTCGGGTTTTCTTTCTGCCCTAACCATTCCACATACGGCGCGCAGCCTTTTTCCACCCATTTGTATCGGGGATCGACACAATCCCCGACCAGCGGATCGGCGGTTGCGTATGCTTTCAAGTGCTGTATTTGCGCCCGCACTCCCTCGCGCATGGTGGCGAAGCTGTTTCCTTTCATGCCCCGCGTTGTTACGCCCATACCGCAGAAATTATTCTGATCCAGCGTGACTGCTGATCCGGCAAAAGTGAAGTTCCCCGTCTCGATCACGGACTGGGCGGCGGCTATGTCCCCGCGCACTCCCTCGGCGCATCCTTCCTCTATGTACGCCGCCGCTAAATCTGCCGCATAGGAAGCCGCCAGCGGGTTTTTGCTTACGATATAGGCGGCGATCCGCTCTTTTGTCGCCTGTGCCTGCCCCATGATCGGCGTTAATGCTGCCGCTGCGTCCTGTGCTTCCGGCGCGCTGATTGCTGCCTTGAAAGTCTGCCATGTGTTTTCAAACAGATTATAATAATACGGGTTCGGGCAGATTTTCCCCGTAACGTCATAGTGCCGGATCACATTTTCAGCGGGAATATTGTATTTTTTCATAAGCTGGCGCGTCAGTTCCACCGCTGTGGCTACGGTCTGCGGCGTAAAATACCAGTCTTTGTCCGTGGCGTTCTTTGTACTGCTGTCCTTTTTCTTTACCGCCATTTCTATGCCGATTGAATTAGTATTCCTGCAGGCGGCGTGTTTGTAACTTTTCGCGCCGCAATGCCACGCCACGTCGTCGTCCTCTACGATCTGGAATATTTCGCCCTCATGCCCTATGGCATAATGCGCCGACGCGCCCGCATATTCCCGCGCCCAGTATTCCGCAAGCTGTAAAGCGGTAGAAAGCCCGCCGAAGTAGTGGATCACGATATATTTGATCCGTGCCACGTTGTTTTTATCCGTGAAATTGATCTTTGTTATATACTGCCTGTTTATGTTCATTCTGCCGCCCCTTCCTCTCCATAAAATCCCATTTTGTCGGGATCGAAGCCGTTTCTAAACTCTGCCAGCGCGTCGTCGTCCATTCCTGCCACCTTTCTTTTAAGTTCTGCCAGTTCCTCCGGCTGTAAATCCTTTGTATGCTCGCTCATGCTGTACCGTCCTTTCTGAAAATAGAGAAAGCCCCCGCAAAGGCTTTGTGTCGTCTGTGCGGGGGCTTTGTTTGCCCGTTTCTGTGTTTATCTGTCTGCTTTGCCGCCTGTATCGTCCGACGGCTCTTTCTTTTCGTCGTCTGTGCCTAAAATGTCAATTCCGGCTTCGATCAGCTTTTCCGTAACCGCCAGCCCCTTAATCAGCACTTCGGGGATTTTATACCCCAGTTCCACAAGGTTTTCCAAAATGCTGCGGGCTTCGTTCACAATCAGCATGGCAAGCACCCACCAGCCGATCAGATTAAGGAACGATAAATCAACGCCCAGCATATCTTTTCCGAAGTGTACGAATACGGACGCAATCAGAAACGCCACAAGCACCGCTGCCCAGTAGCCTAACTTCTTGACTGCGCCGATTGCGCCCACTTTGCCGCTTTCCTCTTTCTTTTTGTTCGCCTTGATCCAGCCCGTGATCCAGCCGATCACATTCAGCGCAAGAAACGCCGCGAACACATACCAGTATGTACCGAAAATTGCGGTCAGCACCGCGACGATCGCGCCCGTTGCCGCATTATATTTGTCTGTGAATACATTTGTATATGTCATATTCTCCACCCCTTCCTTATTCGATCGGCTCGCCGTGTTCGTCGTACCCGTCCGCTTCCAGTGCCGCGATAACTGCCGCCCTGTGCTTTTCCGGTACGTCCCCGATCGTGATATACCCTTCGCCGTTTCCCGCGCCTTTTATGATAACGCCTGCGGCTACGCCTACAATGTCCCGCGCGGGAATGGTTGCAATGTCCCTTCCCGCAATCACTAACTTGATGTAAATATTTTTCATTCTGCACTTACCCCCATTTCATATACTGCCGCGATCCCTTCCATGATTGCCTGCTGACTGTCTTTTACCTCCAGCAATTCCTCATAAAGTGCCGCTGTGCCTTCAAGCTGCTGTGTGTTGTTTTCCGTGATAAGTTTAGCCAGCGGGCTTTCCAGTTCCGCAAGCTGCGCTTTGTATGTGTCGAATTGTGCCAGCGTCATGTTTGCGTATTCGTACACCCAAACTTTTCGCCGTGTGCTGTCTACTGTGCGTGTTTCCCTTTTGATGTTCCGGCGTACCTTTACCCGATCCGCACCCTTTTCAACGTCTGCGGGGCGGTCTGTTTCGTAGGTTTCGCCGATCTGCCACTTAATTTCCATAGCATACCCTTCCTTTCCTCTCATGGTTTGAGACTATTCTTTTCAGCTTTTTTATATTTACATAGGGCTTTACGCGTTCCAGATAGACGTTGTATGCGTCCGTATGCCTAAAGTACCCCATGCGGCTGATAATGCTTGAAGCGTCGTACCAGTTGACCTTTTCTTTCTTTGCAACTTTCCGCGCCTTGCGCGTGATCCGGTACAATATCGCTTTTCTGATCGTCGTCCGCGTCCGTCTGAATAAAAATCCCATAAAATCCAGCGCGCGCCCGATCTCTTTCACTTTCTTTTTTATACTCTTTTTCTCCCGCTTTCTTTCTGCCAGTTCCTTTTCTGTCAGTGGGATTTCCTTTGATAGTGGAAAAATCTGCTTGTTTTTCTTGATTTCAAGCCCCAGTTTTTCGCTGCAATATATTTCTATCCTTTCCAGCGCGGTTTTTAAGTCCCGCTTATTTGCACCGAAACAAACTATATCGTCCATATAGCGCACCATGTACTTCACGCCGCAGGGGTATTCCGGTATAACAAAATGTCCTTTCCCTTTGCGCTTCATGCGCGCCACGTACTGCTGTATTTTCTTTTCTTTCTCCGGTTCCCATATCTCCTGTTTTATGAAATGGTCTAAATCCTGCAAATAAAAGTTTGCCAGCCACTGGCTTGTGTAATAGCCCAGCGGAAGCCCTGTCGGTACTGCGTCGATAATGAGATCAAGAAGCCGCAGCGTCTTTTCGTCCGCAATCACTTTCCGCAGCTTTTCCTTCAGCCTGTCGTGGGGTATGCTCTCGAAAAAGTGGCGCACGTCGATTTTTAACACATACTTTGTATTTTTCCGGTCATTTCTGATCCAGCGTTCAATGTACCGCTTCCCGTAATGCGCGCCCCGCCCTTTGACTGATCCGCAAGTAAATTCATACGCGCCGCGGTTTATGACTTTCTTCAAGCTGTGATCCTGTGCGATCTCTTTGTCCGTCGGCGCAAGCACCTGTATGATCGCATGGTGTACGACTTGCTCATACTTATAATAGGGCTTTATGATATGCCGCTTTTTCATCTTGAAGCCGTCATTGATCTGTATGGGCTTATGGTGTGCTGGTCTGAAGTCCTCACGTTCTAAAATCCCGCGCAGGATCGCCACGTGTTCGTCTACGTTGTCAAGTATGCGCTGTATGTCCTTTCTTTTCCGTTTTCCCTTTGCTGCCTTGAAAAACGCCTTTTTCAGATTTTCTTCCGATATGATTTTTTCATATAAATTTTTGTAGGTTTTCACGGTGGATCGTCCTTTCTATTCCCTCTAGGGCTTTCAATTTCTTACTTGCCCCGCCTACGTCGGGTATTCATTTCAAGCCTTCGGCTTCCGTTAGATTGTGTGCATTAGATGATTGATCCATTTTTATAGAAACGTGCGCGCGGAAGCGCGCCAAGTCGCAGCGGAAACAAGGTCGACCACAAACACCGCCCCGCCGCATAGCAAGCCATTGTTGCAGTTGCCGTCCACAATCGCGGCGGGGGACGTAAAGCCCCGCGTTGTCGCACACAAAATCCGTATATCTTAAATAATTTTTGTTTTCGCTTCGTTTTCCTACAACGGGGGCGGGCTGCCCCCGATCCCCCGCTTTAACCGCAAAGCCCGATTTCTTCGGGCTTTGCGGTTGTAGGGGTTTTAGAATAGGCGCGCGCGGAAGCGTGCCAAGACGCAGCGGAAACAAGGCTGCTCACAACCACCGCCCCGCCGCATAGCAAGCCATGGTTGCAGCCGCCGTCCACAATCGCGTGATCGACCTGCGAAGCGTTATACCAGCCGCCGCAACATTTGTATGTATCAGACGCACCGCCGATCACGGTGGGAAGTTCCCCGTTGTCGGTCAATACGGTTTCTTTGATGTACTGCCCGCTTGTTCCGCTCATGGAAAGCCCTGTATTGATATAGCCCGCGCCCGTTTCGTTGTACGGCTCATACTGCTTTATATAATGCTTACCGCCGACATAAAGCCAGCCGTTGATCCTCTCCCATGCGCCCATCTGCTGTTCACAATGTAAAAATTTCCTCGGCTTGTTTACTGTCGATCCATGCCCCCAAAATCTGCCGCCTGTTAAAAGCGTACCCGTTTTGGAAAGACTGCCCGCGCCGCTGCCGCCTTGATAATTCCCGTAGCCGCAAGCGTCCTGTTTGTTTGTCGATCTTGTAAAGAGTGTTTCCAGTTCCCACCGTAACTGAATGATCGAATAATAGCCCGTATTCCATAGCGCGCCGTTTGCCTTTGCGTATGATATTTCATTCGCGCCCGCCTGTGAGTTCATTTGTGACTGTCCGGCGATCGACCGCAACTTGCCGGAAACAAGCGCGCCGCCGAACATGGGATAGAACGTGTACGGCTCGATCGAACCGTCGGCGCGTGTGTGCGCGTATGCGTGAAAATCTTCGTCAAGCTGTATATCGCAGAAAAGGTGGTATTGCTTGTTACCCTCTGTATACCGCTTTACCCAGATAAGTGGGATTGTTGCCATTGCATTTCCGGCGTATGCCGTGTTTGATACGTCGGACGCGCCGCCAGCCTTTTTCTTGCTGTAATCGTTATGATCTAATTCATAGTCGATCGTGCCATCATAGCGCACCATGAAGGGCTTGTTTCCCTTTAAAATCCAGCAGTTGTCTTCCGTCCAGTCCCCGTTATTCCATCCGCCTGCTGCCGTCGCCACGCACCGCATGGGCGCAAAATCGGCGTTCATTTCAATGTAATGTATACGGGTTTCGGGGTTGCTGTCCGTCTTATCCTCATAATATCCAAACAGTGTGCGCCGGATATAGTTAAATTCAACCGTCCGGCTGTACCCTGCCGCCGCCGTGAATGTTTCCGTCTGATCCGGCGTTTTGTAGCCGTTTACTGCTGCCGCCGTGATGTAATATTCTTCGTTGATATTCACATTGAAGCCGATCTGCGACGTGCCGCCCACTTCCTGCGTCTGATCCTCTCCCGTCGTCACATTATGCAGGACGATCGCCGCGGAAGTGAAGCCGTCCGCATTGTCCACGTTTACGTTTACCGTTACCGTTTCGCCCTCATGGATCGTTACTTCCGCACGGTTTAAGGCGTTCCTGCTCTCGTTGTATACGCCGTTTTCGCTGTACGGGAAAGCTGCGAAGTAATATGTGTGTTCCATTTCCATATTTTCAACCACAAGCGGCGTACTTTCATACTGCCCCAGTGTCGTGTTGTCAATCAGCAGAACGCCGTCTTTGTGGTGTTTCGGGTAGCTGCCTTCTTTCATCAGCACCGCCACGCCCTTTACCGCAAGTAAAATCTGATTTTCTATAACCGTGTCCTGCGGCTCTAAGAAGGTAATGTTTACCGTGTCCGTGCTGGACTGTATCGCGTGAAATTTCCTCATGTTCTGCGGCAGGAAGCCTTCGCCGAATTTCTTGATCTGGTCAACGCCCCACTTTAATTCATCATACGCCATTTTTATACCCTCTCTTTCTTTTCTGTGCTGCTTGTCACTTTTTCAGTAAAAAATACTGTCGTTTTTACATAGTCATACATTCCCACAAAAGGCTTCACGGTTGTTACTGCCGTTTCGTTCCCTTTTTCATCAAAACCAAATTCCGTGATGATCTCCGCTTCCTCGTTTGTGGTCTTTATGCTGCCGTCGTCAAGAAACAATGTTTCCTGCGCCTGCAGTCCGTAATAACGGTTGAAAGCGTCCACCGTCAGATTGTCCACCTCATTCTGCAAATGTCCGGCGGCGTTTTCGTCCAGAATATCCTTGATCCGGTCAAGCCATGCGAAGTATTCCGTCTGTACGGCGTTGATCCATGCGTCCAGATACTCCCTTTCGTCCTGCTGCCATTTTTCAATGTTTTCTTTCTGCTGGTTCTCATATTTCGTAAATTCCCGATCCATGTTGTCGTATCTGTCCTGCCCCTGTGTTTCCAGCCTTTCTATATCCTGCATATACAAGCCGTACTGCGTCCGTATTTCCTCTTCATAATTTGCAAAAAAAGTGTCAAACTGTGTCTTGATCTGTGAAAAGTCGATCTGATCTACCGCCCCGCATACCCATCCGCAAATATCGCCGTCCATGCGCGTGTCCGTTATCATGTCCTGCGTGATTTCCGTTACGCCCGCAGCTATGGAAATATGCGCTATTACAATTTCGTGGATCGTCGCCGTGATCTCCGGCGCGGGCGGTATGCCTGCCCCCGCGTAATAGCTGCCCGTCCTGCAAAATGCCTTGATCCAGCGGTTTGTCAAGTCCAGCCGTATAACAATACTGTCCGCGCGGTTCATGTTGCCGCTTGCCGTCTCTAAATCGACCACAAGCCCGTCCGTCAAATGGTAGCCGTACCCGTCGATCCATGCGTACCCCGACTTGATTTTTACGGTCATTCCCCCGTTTGCCACGACTTGCAGATCGCCATTAAATACGCCGGACTTGAAAAGCGGGAAAAAATAGTCAGCCCAGTGGCGGGCATTGTATACCCTGTCGTGGTCTTTGGAATTAAAAAAACTGTAATTCTCTGCCATGCTCTGCTTTCTCCTTTCTAATTGTCTGATAAGTCCACCGTGTCCGGCAGGGGATCGCCGAACGTCGGGACGACTGACAAGCCGCCGTTTTCGTATATCTCCTGTACCTCTGTGATCCGCTTATCCATTTTTATCCCCCATGCCTTTTTGTTTACCGTCACAATGTCGCCTAAATCATAATCAGCCTTATATGTAAAATTCATGTTCGGAAGCGTCACGGCTTCCAGACACTCCACGATCCCGTATTCTGCCAGCTTTTCCGTCCCCCGCTGCACAAGTGCCGCTTTGTACTGCGCGTCTGTCAGATTGTCCCGTTTAATGTCCCGCGCGTCCACCATGATTTCCCGCCGCTCCCAGCCTGTCGCTGCCGGATCGATCGTCGCTTCCATGACCGTGCGCGCCGTTCCCTCTCCGTCCCCGAATACGACCGCATGGGTTTTATAGTTCTGATCGTTTGTCGTGAACGTGGTTTTGTTTATATTCCTGTATATCTCCGAAAATATGACGCGCTTGTTTCCGGTCTGGTTTTCGCTGTGGTCTTTCCCTTCGTATACCTCAAATATGAATTTTTTGTTTTTATAGTCCCCGCGTATGCGGAAGCCCAAATTGCTACAAGCTGATAATTTCGTCATGTATGTATATAAATCTTTGTAGGACACTTGAAGCGATACCCTGCCGCCTGCACCGCATTTTTCGCCCAGTACAAGGCGCGGAAGCGGGTTTGTGCCGCTTATCGCTGAAATATCCACCAGCCGCCGCATAATGTCTTCATAGGGCGTATCTGCCGCATTTACCACCGTTTTAATGCCGCGCCGTGAAAGCCCCGCAGAAAGCATGTTGCCCGTTGCCGTGATCTCGTTTGAAAAGTCGTCCGCTGCCATTCCGCTAATGATCGCGCTTTCCACCGATCCGGTCATTGTAACAATGTTTCCTTTCTGCAATAGCTTTAAATTTTTGCTGTTTAAGGCTGCGTGAAGTTCCACCGTTCCAGCTTCGTAATATTTCCGCGTCCATATCAGCGATCTATAAACGTCGATCACGCCCTGCCGCATAAGGTTTATATCATACACTTTTACTTGTTTCTGCTGCCGCATTTCCACCGCTGTCTGTGTCATGCTCTCCCCCCCTCTACGGCATTACATAGCAGTTTTCAAAGTCAAAATTTACATTCATGTAGTCGCCGCCTTCGTCTGCCGTATAGTTTATATAGTTCCTGCCTGTCTCTAGCTGGACATAACCTTCGTTTTCCTCGTCCACGGTGTAGTTGTAGTCTATCTTCTCCCCGCCGCGGAAAAGAATAACGTCTATATTGCCCTGCTCTGTTGTTATGACGATCTGATCGTCCGGCTGCATAGTGCAAAGTAATTTCAGCGTTTCCCCCGTCGTCACGTTCATAATTGACGGGTTTATAACAACGTCTTCCGCAATGATCGTCATTTGAATACCGATTGCCGTTGTGCTGTTATTGTCCACGACCTTGATTGTCTCTTTTGACCGCGTACCAAATTCCATGCCGCTTTCCTGTATCTCGCACGGAAATTCAAAACCGCTTTCCCAGCTTGCCATTTCAATGTGCGTCGCTGTGTCGTCCTTAAAGTAGGGATCGGGACAAATCAGCGATATAACGGCAGGGCGCAAAACGCCCTTTTCCGCTATATCAATATCTTCCACGCGGTACTTTATTTTCCGTGTCTGCCCGTCCTCGGTGTGGTAAAACGTGCCTTCTGCTCCTTTTTTGAATACGCGCGATAAATGATCTCTGTTTTCCCTGTAATTCCTGCGGATATTCGCCGTAATAACAATATTTCTTTGTTCTAGCGTCTCCCCGCCGTAGCTGCTGCCGTCCGTCGTGGCGTTCTGTGATGTATGTACTGCGTTTTTCATTCTGTATACGCCGTCAAGCGATACAAGAAAAAACTCCGTTACGTCGTGATCGTAGGTAAATACGGCAGAAAGCCCGTTGTCATTCTCGCATTTTATAACTTTTATTTTCTCCACCCCCTTACGTCGGCTTCAGTTTTAGTACGGTCTGCCGCATTGCGTTTCTGTTCATCCGCGCCGTTTCTGAAGGCGATAATTCGCGCGGGCTGTTGATCGTCAGATTTTGCACAAAACCGCCGCCCCCTGCTGCCGTCTGCGCGCTTCCCGTCGTACCACTGCCGCCCGCCTTTATGTACCCGTCGATCGTCGTAGGCACTCCGCGCGCCATTGCTGCCTTGATCCTCTTTTCCTCTGCGTCCATGCCGTCTTCCACGCCCTGCGCCATGCCTGCCGGAAGCATTTTTCCGACTTGATCCCGCATGACCTTTGACGGGCTGGCAATCCCGAAAAAGTCTTTTACTGCGTCCAGTGCCGACTCCGCTAAATCCTTAAATACATTTATCAGACTGCTGGCGGCGTTCTTTACGCCGTTTATAACGCCGTCTATGATGTTCTTTCCTAAATCCGCCCAGTTGATCCCTTTAAAGGCATTGATGATCGCGGAAAATACCTGTGGCAATGCTGCGACCAGTGACGGGATCGCCCGAATAATTCCCGATATGAGCGCGCCCAGAAGTTCAATACCTGTCTGTATGATCTTTGGCAGATTTGCAATAATCGTGTTCACTGTCGAAGTAATGACCTGTGGCAGCGTTGCGATCAGTTGCGGGATTGCCTGCACAATTCCCGATATGAGCGAATTTAAAAGCTGTATGCCCGTTTCTATGATCTTTGGCAGCATGGAAACGATCTGCGACACAATCGTATTTATGATCGTCGGCAGCATTGCTATAAGCTGCGGGATCGCCTGTACTATTCCCGATATAAGGGAAAGTAAAAGATTCAGCCCCGCGTCTATGATTAGCGGTAAATTATCCATGATCGCCTGCACAATAACGGGGATCAGTTCTATAATTGCGGTTATAAGTTGGGGTATCGTCTGTGAAATGCCGTTAATGAGACTTACAAGGATTTGTACGCCCATTGAAATGATCTGCGGCAGATTTGTTATAAGTGCCTGTGATATTGTCTGAATGATAGTGGGAAGCATTGCAAGAAGCTGTGGTATGGTTTCCGTTAGCCCCTGTAAAATCCCGCTAAAAAGTGTTATTGCTGCGTTTAATATCTGCGGTAACAGTGTAGGCAATGCGCCTGTTACTGTCCGTATCAGTGTAAAAAATGCCTGCATGAGCGGCGGCAAAAGCTGATCCGCAAGCCCGCCTAACTGTCCGGCTATTCCTTTAAATGCCGTGCTTAGTCCTTCTATCAATTTCGGGACGGTTTCGACGATCCGTGGCACGGTTTCCATAATTCGTGGAAGTACATTGTCAACCACCGTTAAAACGCTGTCTGCCATATTGTCGATCAGTCCGTCTAAATCTGCGTTTTCATCAGCAAGCCCCGTCACAAGATTTTCGTATGCTGATTTTGCCGCATTGATTGATCCCGATATTGTTTCACTTGCTTCTTTTGCGGTTGTTCCCGTGATCCCCATTTCCGTCTGTACGACGTGGATCGCGTCTACAATGTCCGCATAAGATGATATGTCGTACTTTATGCCGGATAGCTTTGTTGCGTCGTCAAGAAGCCTTTGCATTTCCTCTTTCGTGCCGCCGTAGCCCAGTTTTAAGTTATCCAGCATTGTGTAATTTTGCTTTGCGAAGCCTTGGTATGCGTTTTGTATTGATGATATATCCGATCCCATTTTATTGGCGTTGTCTGCCATGTCCGTGATCGCCATATCCGCTTTTTTCGCCGCTGCTTCTGTGTCCCCGCCCATGCTGCTGATAAGTGCTGCGGAAAATCCCGTTACGGTTTCCATGTACTCATTAGCAGATAGTCCGGCGGTTTTATAGGCGTTGTCCGCGTTCTTTAAAACGGTTTCTTGCGCCTTCATTAAGCTGTCATACTCTTTTTTTGCGTCTGTCGTCGTTTTCCCGACGCTTTTTGCATATTCCCCCAGCGATTGCCCGCCAGCCCCAAAAAGCGTTTCTACACCGCCCACAAGCTGTTCATAATCTGCGTAGTGTTCGACTGCGCTTTTTGTGATCGCTGCGCCTGCTGTGAGTGCTGCCGTGGAAAAAGCCGCAAACGCTTTCATTGTGCCGCCGATCGTTACTTCTAACGCCTTAAAGCCGCCTTTTGCCGCGCCTGCTGCCGCATTTCCTACCGCTGCCAGTGATTGTTGAAGCGTCGGCAGCTTGCTTTTTAATTCGTCCGCTTTTTCCTTCATGCTGTGGAAAGCGTCAGCAACTTTTTTTACATGCGGGTGGGAATTTTTAAAGGCTTCGACTTTTTGCCGTGCCCCCTCAACTGCTGATCCGATTTTCTGTACTGTTGCGCTTTCTTTTACAGTTTCCGTGATTTTTTGCTTTGCTTTCACAAAACCTTCTGCCAGCTTATTTACAATCGGAATATGGCTTGCAATTTTATATATTTTCTGCCCCAGCGTTTCGGCTTCCTTTGCCGCCTGTTTCTGTGCGTTCTGTGTATTTTTTAACTGTGAATTATAGCCCGCCAGTTTCTGCTGCGTCGCCGCAATTTCCCGCTGTAAATCGCGGTATTCTGCGCTATTGTCCGCATTTTTTCCGGCTTCTGCCATTTGCTGCTGCGCCAGCGTCAGCGTCTTCAGCTTGTTTTCCGTCTGTTCGATTGCCTGTGATAAAACCGTCTGTTTCTGTGCCAGCAGTTCCGTATTTTTCGGATCGAATTTTAAAAGGGAATTTATGCCCTTTAGTTCTCCCTGCAGGCTTTTTGATTCTGAATTTACTTTTGAAAGTGCTTGATTTAACGGCTTTGTGTCGCCGTCGATTTTTACTGTAATTCCTTTCAGTCCCTTTGACATTGCCGCCTATCCTTTCCTTCCGAAAAGCTGCCGCAGGCGTTTTCTGTCCGGCTCTGTCTGTGATAGTGTCTGCGCGTTCTCCAAATATTCCCGCCCTTCCTCTGTTTTGTTCATTTCGTGAATGAACGCATCCCGCCTATACTGTAAATAATCTATATATTCAAGTTCTTCTATCTCATTTACATTCAGTCCCGTGTATGTATGTACTAAATGTTCCCAGTATGTCGGTATGTCATAGAATCCGGTTTCCTCTGTCGGATAGAAGGGCGGCTCTAGTTTGGGTTTGTCGCTTCACCGTTCGCAAAACTGGCGTACTGTGTGAGAAGTTCTTTAATTTCATCTATTGAAAGCTGATCCTCTACCCACTCCGTTGTTATTTTTTCGCCTTTCAGATTATTGGAAAGAACCTGCGCCGTGAGTTCGTATAATTCGTCTATAATCTCCCTGTTTGCCCCGTTCTTTTCCGCTGCGGTCTGTGCTTCGTCCCGTTTGTCCACTATATCCTGCATATCCATTAACGCCGAAAAAACGCGTTTTTTCGGCATACCGACGTGGATCACTCTTTCAAACTCCACTATTTTGCCGTTTTCCTCTCGTTCGTCGTCAAATGTCAAAACCATATAATTTCTTTTTGCCTTTTGAAAATTAACTTTAAAATTCATACTTTTACTTTCCTTCCGTTTTTTCTTATATTGTGCTGGGGCTGGAAATGCCAGCCCCGTGTTTATCTGTTATTCTGTGCCGCTCTCTTCATTGCCGTTGTCGATTTCCTCACCGCTGCCGCCGCCTGCTGCCGTCTGCGCCGCAATGAAAGAAGCGATCTTTTCTGCCTTATTGCTGCCCGTCAATGTGTAGCCTTTCGCCTTTGCGATCGTCTCGATCTGTGCGACTGTCAGCGCGTTTAATTCTTCTTCGGTGTATGTTTCCTCAAAGTCGTCGTCGATTTCCTCTACAAACTCAATCAGCGTCCCGCGTTCGTCGTGCGGTTTGCATGTAAATTCTGCGTCGATCACGGTTGCCGAATCTGCCGCAAATGTGATTGTAAATCCAGCGGAATTTCTGCCGACTACAAGCAAATAGCAGTTCCCTTCCACGGGATCTTCATGCACGAATAAAATTGCATACTGTTTCCCGTCGTCGTTTGCTGTGCCGCCGATTTTCAAACGGCGGTATGCTTTCCCGTCTTTCCGTTCCGTTGTGATCTCTGCTGTCGCTGCAAATTTCGCCAGCGTCTCTCCGTTCCATGTGAAAAGCCCCGATTTAAAAGTGGCTTCCTCGTCTGTCAGAATTTCTTTTACAACATGCCCTAAATCGTCTTTTTCCTGTGTCATTGTGGGCTTGTACTCAATGCTTGCGCCGCCCTTGATCCAGCCCGCGTGATTTTCCGGTGTCATAAGCTGCTTTAAAATGTCTGCAAAGTCTTTCGCAAAGTCGCCTGTAAACTCTGCCATGTAGAGCATACCGCTTCCCAGCGTGACTTTTTCCTTCGTTCCCTTTTTCATGCGCTTTTACCTCTTTTCTATAAAATTTGTTGTATAAATTGTTTCAAACATTTTTTCCTCTGAGATCCACTCCCTGTCTTTTGTCACTTTCCACCCTTGCTTCGCAAATGCCGCCTCAATCTTTTTTTCGTTTTCTGCGTCAATTCGCGCGGCGTAAAATTCCACTGTCAGATCATGGGATAATAACTGCGCGTGATAGTCGTCGCCGTCGTCGTCCGTCCGGTCAAGAATAGCGATAAACGGCAGCTTTTGCGGCTTTGTGAATGCTACCTCTGCCGTCGGAAGTCCCGTTTCTTTCTCTATGTATGCCCGTATGTCCATTTATTCACCCCACAATCCTTCCAGCTTTTCTTCTAAAACCTGTTCGGCAATCTGCCGCCCGTATTTGATATGCTTTATTGCTTTTGTCCGGTGCGTCCCGTCCCGCGTCAAATGTCCGTTTTCCAGCAAATGTGTCAATCGGTATTCCGGCGTTTTAACGTGCCACTCTGCTGTATAGTGGTGGCGTTCCTGCCAGCCCTTATCAATCGCAAAATTATTCCGGTACGTTCCCGATCGCCGTCTATTACTTGTCGGCGCGTACTGCTTCGCCGTTTCGTTGCAGGCTTCGGCTGCTGCGTCGATTGCCTTTACAAAATCTTTTTCTTGATTTTCTGCCCATTCAAGAAGCACCGTGGAAAGCGCAATTCCCAGTTGTTCCGGTGGGATCGCTTGCGCTGCATTTATTTTCATGCAAAATCCCTTTCTTTGTGCTTTTCAAATTTAATCAGTGACAATTTTGTAATGGGCGGCAATGTGTCTTTTATGTGATCCGCTTTGTCAATGTCGTATTGTTCGCCCTCGATCACTACAACTTGATGTGGCTTTATGTCCTGCTGCCGCAGAATATGTATAACGCGATCCACGCGGGTGTCTGCCGCCTGTGCTGCATAGTGTCTTGTGATCCCCACGTTTTCATTGCCGAAGCGCAGCCCCGTTTTTACTCTTTCCAGCCTGTCTTCCCCGTTCACGTTGCACACGTCCGCGATCCCGTCGTTAAATTCTTCAAACTTTGCCTTCATCTGCTGCCCCGCTTTCCTTTTCCGGTACATTCGCCACCGCCGCTTCCAGCGCAAACGCCGTCAGATTGCAGGAAAAATCATGTTCAAACTGTTCTATGGCGTTCGATCTCCCGTAACGGCAGAAAGCAAAAAGCAATGTCCGCGCGGTTTTCTCTTTTTCAAAGTCGATCACGCCGCCTTTTATTTGTTCCAGCCGCGCCTGCCCCTGCTGCATAATGTCCCGTATTTTCTTTTTTGTCGCCGCGTCGTCAAAAGTCACGTCCAGCGCGTTCAACACATCTTCCAGCAGAATGTCTTCGGCTGTCTTTTCCTGTACCTCTGCCATATTGCACCGCCTTTTTATGATAGGCGGCAAGGGAAGCCCCCGCCGCCTGTATGTCTGTTAGTTGCTGCCTGCTGCCGTCTGCGCCGCAAGGAAAGAAGCGATCTTCTCCGCTTTGTTGTTGCCTGTCAGCGTGTAGCCCTTATATGCCGCCAGCCCCTCGATCTGTGCAACGGTCATTCCGTTTAACTCGCTTTCCGTCCATGCCTTTTTTTCAACTTCTTTTTCGACGATCTCCGGCTCTCCTGTGTATGCTGCCACGCCCTCTGCCATATATGCCGCAGGGCTTACCGCCGCGCCTGCTGCCGCCGTATATACCATGTATGCGGCGGGCTGCAGTTCGCTAATGTCAAGCACAAGGAAGCTGTTATTGTCTTTCGGCTTGCCGTTGCCATAAAGGTGTCCGGCGTATACCCTTTCGCGCTGCAAAAACTTGTAGCTGTCGTCATACTCGATCACGCCGTCTTTCCCTGTGCCGATCCCGCAAAAATACTGTTTTGCAATACCCAGCACGGCTTTTCCGCTGGGTACTTCCTCGGACTGGATCACTTCGGTGGGATAAGGCAGCACATTATTTGCGTATGTGCCGTCGGGACGCTGGATCGTGGTTGCGGGCATGACCTTCTGCCAGTAATCAACCGGATTTACGACCATAATCACTTCGCCGACCGCGCGGGGGCGGTTGTTCCTGCTTACTGCCATTTTCCCGATCAGCCCGCCGTAAACTTCCGGTGTAAATGCCGTAACCTTGATCGCGGTCTTGTCGGGGTATGCTTCGCCGTCCGCGTGTGCTGCGGTAATGTCTTTCATCATGCCGATCGGCATTTTTACGCCCGTACCGCAGACGATCCCTTCTTCCAGCCCGACGTATAAAGCGTCCTGTAAAACCTGTCTCACATAGCTGTCAAGCCATGTCGGACCTAAATCCAGCATGGACTTGGCGATCGGCATAAACGCGGTCAGACTGAACATAACCATGTCCAGCTTTTCAAATTCGCCAGACAGTTCTTTTTCAAATTCTGCCGTAATATCGCCCCATTTTGCCTTCTGCTTCCCGTTCTTATTCAGAATCCATTCTGTGACATGGGTGGTATTGTTAAAGTCGATCACGGAAAGCAGCTTGTGTTCTGCTTTCAGACTGTCGAAAACGTCTTCAATGATCGTCTTGGGCATTGTCACGTCAAGATTTGCCAGTGCCTGCTTCGGCGTTTCCGTTTTCATTGCAGCGATCACGGCTTCATAATACTTCTTTTCCTCGGAAGTGATCTGCCGCAGCCCCCGCGCCGCCAGTGCTGCCGCGTCCATCTGTTCAACCGCTGCCGCGTCCTTTGCGCGCTCCAAAACTTCCTGCTGGATATTGTCTGCCATATCTGCGAACGCCTGCGCCACCTGTTCTGCGTCGCCGCTCTCCAGCGCGCTGTTGAATTTCTGTGCCAGTTCCTCGCGCATAAGTTCTTTTACGTCCTTGCTTTTCATGTTCTTTTTACCTCTCTTTCAGATATTGCGCGGCTGCCTGTCCTATCAGTGCCGCAAGTTTATATTTTCGAGTGTCTTTTTGCTTTTTGTCCTCGTCGTCTTCGTCGTCCGTGTCGTCTGTGCCTTTCCCGCCGTCGTCGCCGCTTCCGGTGTCGTCGGTGTCCTCGTCGTCTGTGCCGTCCTCGTCGTCCTTTTCCCCGTCGTCGGTGTCCTCGTCGTCCTTTTTCTGCGCTGTCCTGCAAAACTGTTTCATTTCCTCGTGGAAAGCCTTCTGCGCCGTCATTTCGCGGCGCATTTGTGCAAGCTGCTGTTGTAACTGCTGTGTCATATCCGGCGCGGGCGTTGCCGCCTTGTCCACCTCGTCAGCGAAGCCCATTTCCACCGCCTGTTCGGGCGTTAAATAGGTTTCATTGTTTAACATTTCGATCAGTTCGTCTTCCGTGATGTTCACGCGCTCCATGTAAATCTGTCTGTTGCTCTCCATAAGCACGTCCAGATCGTCCGCAGCTTTCCGCAGTTCGGCGGCGTTCCCCGCTACCGATAGCCACATATTGTGAATTAAAAGGCTTGTACCCAGCCCCATGATCCGGCGGTCTGCTGCCTGCATGATAACAGACGCGACCGAATACGCGAAGCCGTCAACATACGCCACAATCTCTTTGCATTTTTTCTGTTTAAGCTGGTTATAGATTGCGATCCCCTCTTTGACTGATCCCCCGTATGAATTGATATGCAATTCAACGGTTGCGCTGTCCGGTATCTCTGCCAGTGCCTTTCTGAAAAATTCCGCGCTGGTTTCGCTTTCAGTATATTCCCACGTCCACCAGTCAAATGTGCCGTATTCCGACACATCATCATAAATATATAATTTGTGAACGTCCGATCCGGCTTCCTGTCTGAAGCAATAGTGCGCTTTCTGCTGTCTCATTCCGTGCCACCCCCTTCCGTGTCGCCTAAATGCGCCATTTTTTCCGCTTCGGCGTAATTTTTTGTTATATAGTGTTTCTGCGACCAGTCGCTTCCGATCGCTGTGTCGCCCAGCTTTGTCCGCAGTTCGTCAATGCAATATAAGCCGCTGGAAAGCAGCTTGTCGCTGTTTGTCGCCTGCTCGAAAATGTCTATATGCTGTATGCAGTTTGTGTTAATGTCAATATAATTCCCTTTGCAAAACTGCTTTGCGCCGTACCTCTTGCGCGTCGCTTCCTCTCCCAGCTTTTCCGTGATCGGATCAATGGCAAAAGTCAGAAAGTTTTTTGTGATCTTCTCGACCTCGGAAACGTCCCCCAGTATAAGGGCTTTCGGTATGCGCCACGCGCGCCCTGCCATTTCAAATTCATAATTGATCCGCTCGTTTATGTCCGCTGGCGTTGCCGTCGTCCCCTGCTTTGTCACGTCCGTATATGTATAGCCATTCTGCAACGGCAAAACCGCCGATTCCGCTTTATAGAACGGTTTAAAACGTTCGTTTATAAGTTCGTTTAGTTTTTGTTGAAAATCCTGCTGCTGGGACGTGTTCGCGTCAATGTTCAATATGCCTTTCTGCGCCCCCTGCCGTAGCATACTTCTAACGGCTTTTGCCACCGTCTGCCCGTAACTTGTGTACGATCCTTCCAGCCGCCGTCTTGCGTCTATGTTGTTTAGCTGCATATAGATCACTTCGCTGGACGGGTACGACTTTTGAAGCGTCAAGTCCCCGATCGTGATAGCTGAAAACACATCTTCATAAAATGCGTATGTTTTCCGGCAAAAACTGTCTGCCACATACAAATAGCCGTTCATTTCCACGATTAAGGCTTCATTGTCATAGCAAAGGTTGGAAATAAAATGCTGCATGAAGTCGCTGCTGTTTTCGTTCGGGTTTGGCTCATAGTTCCACAAGTAATATTCCGCGCCGCGCTCCGGCTTTCCCTTTACAAAAGTTCTGATCTCGCATTTCCCGATCGTGTTCGCCACCATGTTGATCGCGCAGGCTGTCGCCAGTTCCTTGAAAAACGCTTCTGTAAATTCTTCCTCGATCTGCGTCTTTACGCTGATCGTTGATTCCCGCCCGAAGGCTTTTAAAAAATATTCCGTCATATTCACGCCGCCCACCCCCTTTCTTTAGAATGTGAATAGCGGCAGCACTTCGCCGCCCGTCTGCTGTTCTGGTATAAGTTCATGTTGTGTCATTGCCGCAACAAAAGCGAAAAATCCGTCTGTCTTGCGGCTCTTTGCTTCGATTTTCTGATACTCATAATTTCCGTATTTTTTCGACTTCACTTTTTTGGTATTGTTCGTGTACCACCGCATGATCGGGCAGTCGCCGTATACTATATTGTGATTGCGGAAGCCGCTGTCAATGATCGGCTCAATCTTTATTTTGTCGGACGGGCGCACCAGCTTTATATTTTTGTTTTCATAAGTGAAGCCGACGCGCGCCAGTGCCGCTTTCATCAGCGCGAAGCGGTAATCATCTAACGCCAGCATGGGTATATTGTAAAAGTGCGTCTGTACCTCTATCCAGTCCGCGATCAGTTCCGGCGGTATTTCCGGCGCGTCTATGATCTCCGCGTCCCCTGCTGCCACAGCTTCCATGTACGGAAATTTTATGCGCGGCAGGTCTGCGCTGTTTGCACATATCCATGTATGCTGTTTAAAGACAAACTTTGCGCCCCTCTTTGTGAGTACGCCAGCCGCCGCAAAATCATTTATTTTTGTGTAGTCTATGCCGATCACTCCGGTTTCCCGCATGATCGGCGGCTCTACTTCCTGCCGCGTTATCAGAATGTTTTCCCATGTCGTCAGTTCCACTTCGCTGTTTCCCTGCCGTATGTTCATTCGCTTTGTCATAAAGTCGGACGCGGAAGACCTGTTTTCTTTCCACTCCCTGTACTCTTTGCGCGTTTCCTCCAAAAGCGTCGGCAGATATTGAAGGCTGGGGTTTGCTTTGTGCCAGTTTTCTTCGTCGTGTACCTCTTCGGGATCGTCAAGCGCACACATAAAAGGCAGAAGCCCGTTGTCCTCAATCTCAAAATCTAAAATGCGTTTCGATTTCTCGATCAGATCATCTAAAACGCCGTCGCATACGTCGCCATTTGTTGTGGTGTAGGTCATGCGCGGCTGGGGCTTTTTCCCCAGCGCAGTCGTAAACACTTTTATGTTGTCGTAGCTTTCAAATGCGTGTACTTCGTCAAAATCTACCTTGCCGGATCGCAAGCCGTCCTTTGATTTTGCATTGTTTGTCCGGTATTTGATTTTTGACCGCGTTTTCCTGCTCTGTATTTCCGATTTTGTCCAGCGGAAGTGCCGGATCAGCTTTTTCCTGTTCTTTTCCAGCACGTTGTATATATCATCAAATGACGTGCGCGCCTGTTCTTCCGCTGTGGCGCAAATATCTATGTCATAGTTCGGTATTCCGTTGTATGGGCTTATCAACGCGAAGTCCTCAAACGCCAGATAGCCGTTTTTTCCTGCGCCCCGCCCTACGAAAATCAGCAGATCGGGGAAACGCGGCAATCCGTCTTCCCTGTATACGCAGCAATGCAAAGTGAACACGAATTTTTCCCACGGGAATAACTCAAAATCAAAATATTTTTCCAGCTTCATGTAGTTGTGAAGCTGTTCTGTATTTATGGTTAAATTTTCGCTTTCAAATACTTTTTTTACGAATTTAACCAGCTTTTTTTGGTATAAACAGACTTTTTTTAGCCCTTTTTTACCCCCGTTTTCGACCATGTAAATATAGTCGTATAGTTCCGGTACGTCTCTATAATTCGTCGTCAAAATCCCCACCGCCTAACATAGCGTTGGCTTTTAGCCCTAACTCTGCAAGCAGCTTCAGCATTTGCGCGTTTGTCTTGTTGAACATTTCCACGGCTTCGTTTTTTTTCATACCGGACTGACCGCCGCCGTTATTGTATTTTACGATAGTTCCGCGCTTTTGAATGTCTTCGATCAGCAGGGTTTTTGTAACATACATAGCCATGTAATCGTCGATCATATCGTCAAAAAATTTCCCGTATGTCCCGTTGGCTTCAAGCTGCTGGCGCAAGTCGTTTTCGATCTCTTTGTACTTTTTTGTGCGCGTGATCCGCTTTACGTCCTCGCTCCTGTTGTCCGGTTTCTTTGCCATGTATACCACCCCCTCATGTGCGCGCGATCTTCCGTTTTGTCTACCCCGTGCCCCGTTTCCCGTCCGGCGTTCAAAATCCAAAACTTTTGGGGCGGGGGGATCATTTACCAGCGTTCCTCATTCACAAATTTATTTTTATTTTCTTTTTTCCAGCCCTTGCCCTTGTCATGCTCTTTATTGTGGCAGTCCTCACACAAAGGAATTAAATTGTTATACGTCACGCCGTTATATACATACGCCCTCGACAATGCCAGCCGCGGATGCCGCCGCACCCACTGGACATGGTGGACGCTGCGGGCTGGCGTATGAAAGCCGCGCTTCTTGCAATGCTGGCACTCATAATTATTTTCTTTCATAACCGCTTCGGAAAGCTGCCGCCACTCCCTGCATTTATAGAATTTGTATAGCTTGTCTTCCGCGATCAGTTGTTTGATCCATTTTTCCAGCGCGTCCTGTGTCATGTCGTGCAATCCCCTTTTTATACTGGGCGCACTCCCGCGCCCAGCCGAAGGAAAGTATAAGGCATACAACGAAAATAAAAAAAGGGACACAAACCACACTAAATTATAATTGTGTCGTCTGTGTCCCTAGTATCTTCGCCATATGCCTTATTTACGGCTTTATTTTAACATATCCCCGTAATATATGCAACTTCTTATTTCCGCCCCAGCGTGGCGCGCTGTGGCGCGTCCTGCTGCCCTTTCTGTGCCCCGTCCTGCCCTGCTGCCAGCGTCGCTTTATAGATTGCCGCCTGCTGCCGTCTGCGCTTATGTGAACGGCAGTTCTTCGTCTATCCCGTCCGGTATGTTCATAAAGCCGTCGCCGTCCGTCGGATAGTCCCCCGCTGCCGTCTGTGCGTTTCCCTGCTGTGCCTGTCCTGCTGCCGCCTTACTTTCCGCAAACTCTTGATCCTCTGCCACAATATCCGTTGTATATACCTTTACGCCGTCTCGGTTCGTGTAGCTGCCTGTCTGTATTCGCCCTGTTAATACAATCTTTGTCCCCTTGTGCAAATACTTTTCTGCAAACTCCCCAGCTTTCCCGAAGGCTACAACGGAAGGAAAGTCTGCGCCCGCGTCCTTTCCCCTGCGGTCTACTGCCATCGTGTAACGCGCTATGCACATTTGTTCCTGTGAATCGCCTTTCGCTGAATACCTCACTTCTGGATCGCGCGTCAGCCGTCCCATAAGTATAACTTTGTTCACTGTCTGCCCCTCTTACTTTCTTTTATTGTTTGTCCCGATCCAGCCTAAAATAACGACCGTTAAACAAATGATCGCTGTTATGTAATCGCCGTCATGTTTACGTCTGCCATGTCCTCACTTCCTTTCTGCCGCTTTATTTGCTATGATAATCGCCAGCGTGACCGGAAAAGCCACCCCCGCGAATATGCTGTATTTTTTTATCTGCTTTTTCTGCTTCTCGTCAGCGTCCGGCGTTTTCTTTGTTGTCAAAAGAAACATATAATAGCCGAAGCCGATCGCCAGTTCTATGTAGAGAAATACGGCTATTCCCACCGCCACGCCTGCTGCCGCGCTCATATTTTCCCGCCCCCTCTTTCCTTTTCTGTTTCTGGCTCTTTTCTGCACGGTGGAAACGGGCATTTTTCGCAGTTTTTTTCTTCACACTCCCCGCCGTTTGTGTCTGTAAAAAATCCCAGTATCTTTTTAACTATTTTCCCCATTCCTGCCCCTTTCCCGTCAGAATGTCCGGTCATTTTTCGGATCAATCCAGTTTTTATGTTCCCTGTCACGCTCTTTCATATAATCGCATACCGCGCCGACTGCTGCCGCCGACCAGAATAATAAAAGCAGTATTCCGGCAATGATCCTAGCTATGATTTTAATAATTGCTTTATCCACCGTTTTCTTCCCTCTCTTTCCGCGCCTGCGCCTTGCTTACGATCAGCCGTATTTTTATAACCTCGCTGTCCTCCAAATACTCGCATACATTCGCAAGATCGGACGCTACCGCGTAACGATCCGCTTCTTTTTCTGTCATTTCCTCGATTTCTGAAAAATCCGTGATCGCCGCTTTCCTGTTTTCCGGCGTTTCCTCTCCCGCCGTCGTTTCCACCGCCGTCTTTCCGTCCTGTTCGATCGTGATTGTGATTTTTGTTTTTTCCATGCCCTCTTTTTCCTTTCTATCGCTTATACCGTCGATCCTACGTCGTCCAGCCCGTATTCCCGCTTCCTGCGCTTGCAATCCTCCAGCATACGTTCCAAAATCCCCACTTCCTCGTCGCTCATGTAGATATAATATTTTTCAAGCATTTTCAGCGCATGAAGGCGGCGCGCGTTTTCCTTTTCTTCCTCGTTTGTGTCGGTATCTGACATTTGATCGGCTTTCTGCTCTGCAATGCTGCGCTTTTCCTTTTCCTCTCCCTTTTTCGCGTCCACCATTTCGCGGATTTCCTGCGCCTTTATGTCCTCGCCTGCTGCCACCCGTCCGGCAATCTCTTTTTGCTCGCTTTCCGGTAACTGGCTGGCTGCTGCCGCTGCTGTTACGCCCATTTCGCCTTTTTCAAACTGTTCTTTGACTTCGGGAACGGCGTTTTTGTTTATCCGGTTATAGTCCCCGATAACCGCCGCAGACGTTCCCATGATCCGTGCCACATAGTCCCGCACCCGTTCGCCGTGTTCCAAAATCAGCAGCTTTTCCCGCTGCGCCTGTTTCAGCGCGTTTTTCCATTCCTCGGCTTCGATCATCTTGTCATAGTCCGTATAATGACGGTTGAAAGCGTTCCCGATCAGAACATGAAGCCTAAACTCTGTTTCTGTCATATCCTTATAGCGGCAGTTTACGACGCGGAAATTTTCTGCGCCGCCCTGTACTAACATTTCAATAGCTGCGCGCCGCCTGTGTCCGCTTGCCAGCCAGTATTCGCCGTTTATGCGCCCTAATATTAAAGGCTCATGCAAGTCGCCCGCCATTTCAATTCCCGCCGCCAGTTCCTCTATCTCGTCCATGCTGTATTTATTGTGTTTCGTCACTATGATTTTTTCATAGTCCAGCCGGATTTCTGCAAAATCCTTTTCGATCACGCCCGCTTCCCCTGTCGTCGCCGCGTTCATAAGTTTTTTAATGTCAAATGCCATTTCCGCTTCCCTCTCTTTCCATTCGCTCCTGTAATGCCTTTATGCAGGCGTTATGTAGCTTTATGTCGTATGTGTTTCTTTCGCCCCTTTCCGCGCCTTTTCTGTATCTTTCCAGCCGTTCTATTGCTTCCGCGCTTGTCATTTCCTCTTTTTCCGTCTGCCTTTTCCTTATGCGCCCGATCTGCCTTTCCAGCTTTTCTTCTCTGATCTTGGCGACCTTATCCCCGCAATGAAGCATTTCTTTCATTTGTTCCAGCATAATCTCAACGTCCGCTATTTCTTCAACCAGATTTATATAACATTCACTTTCCCTGTCCACCCCTGCTTCCTCAAGCGTCTCACATCCGCACCCTAGATTTTTGCGCCAGAATTTATTGATCGCCTGCGTCAGTTCTGCCAGTTCCTCGATACACTGGCGGGATTGTGCGTCGTAGCCGTACCGCAATACAATTTCCTGTATTCTTTCATCAGTCATTTTTTACACCCCGCTTTCCTGCAAATACTCATTTACAAATTTTCTGTATGTGACCGCCGCCGCGCTGCGCGGGCTGTACTTCTCCAGCGGCTCTTTGTAGTATGTCGCCGCCGTTACCTTGTCCGACCGTCTGATCCGCGTAGAAAATACCCTGTATTTGCAGTTTTTACGAAGCCAGCTTTCCGCGACCTCGTTTTCGTCTGATCTCCTGTAATTTGTCAGAAGTATTCCTGCAATTTTCAGTTTACTATTTAAGTCTTTCAATTCCTCGATCTGTGTCGTGATTGTTTCCACTCCATCCATAGCCCAGTTGTCAAGCATGATCGGGACTATGACTTCATCAGCGGCGCACAACGCATTGATCGTACACATTAGAATTGCTGGCGGGTTGTCAATGATACAATAATCGTATTTTTTGTTTTGCTTTTCCAAAAAAGCCGCCATTCTGTTGTCCTGCCGCTCTGTGCTTGCCCGCAATTTGTTGTCAGCGTCTAAAAGCGTTATATTTGCGTCTATAATGTCCACGCCTGCTGCCGTCTGGTATATATACGGCTCTGTATTCTCCAAAATGTTTCCGCTGCCGCACATACACCCGTAATAATGCCCGAAAAACTGGCTTGCGTTCCCCTGCGGATCGTTGTCAATCAGCAAGACGCGCTTTTTATGTTTTGATACAAGTAACGCCGCCATGTTGATCGCGGTTGTGGTCTTTCCGACACCGCCTTTTAAGTTGATAATTGCAATAGTTTTCATGTGTCGTCTTTCCTTTCCTTCGTTTTTGTTGTCCTATTAGTCATATTCTGCAAAACTCACGTTTTTAAGAACGCAGGCGGCGCAGCTTTCCGAATTTTCCCTATCTCCGCAGTCTTCCGGTGTAAAATCCCCGCCGAAAATACATTCCCCACGCATTGCTGCTTCTGTCAATACAGATTTCAGCGTGTCCACGTCTTCCCCGCTGCAATATATTTCCATTCGTTTCTGCGGTCTGCACGGCTCGGAAGCCGGATTGCTTAAAATCGTTCGTACCCCCTGCAAATAGCTTTCTAACTCCTGTGTGGCTTCTACTCCGCTATAACATACCGTAACTTTATAGCCCTGTTCTTTTAAATCCTTGATCCACTCTTTTTGGTGATCTGTCGGCTTGTTTTTCCCGTACTTCATTTCGATATACAAGCCCGCGAAGCCGTTCATGGGGACGGGCAGGCAAAGATCGGGAACGCCCGCTTTTACTCCCATAGCCTTGAAACGCGCCGCTTCCTTTACGTCCCGCTTTCCCCCGTTCGGGATATGGAATAATAATTTAAGTTCGGGGAAACGTCCCGTGTTCCAGTTCGCCCAGTCTATCACGCCCATTTGTTCCGTATCTTCCCCGCGTTTTAAATTTCCGTACATTCTGCCGCCCCTTTCTATGCGCCGTAATTAAGCCCGATCCCGTCCGCGATCCCAGCCGCCGCTTTTCTTGCTTTCTCGTTATTCAGCCCGAAGCCCTCCGCAATACCAGCCGCCGCCGCTTCTCCAATCTCTAACGCCGCCCGCGCTGTATAGCCTGCTGCCGCGTCCGCTTCCCGTATCATCTGCGCCCCGTCCGGCGTTGCGCTCTGTGCTGCGCCCTGCCCTGCGCCTGCTGTTGGCTCTTTCAGAAATGCCGCAGCTTCAGCAAACAACTTGAATTTGTTCGCGCTGTACCAGCGTTCCTGCCCTAAATCGTTTTTAACCTTAATTTCCTTTAGCTGCCACGGCTTCTTTCCCGCTTTCACGTCCAGCACGTCGTACATTTTCCCGAATGTCAGCGGAAGCCCGTCTGCCGTCCTTGTCCTCTTAAATTCTGCTTTCATTTCCCTGCACCTCTCTTTCTGCCGTCAACGGCTTTCTATACTCTGTCAATTCCTCAATAATCAGATCGCGCGGCAGAATGTCATGGCAAAAATAAACCGTTGCAAAACTTACGCCCTTTTTATAGTCCCTCATGCTCTGCGGGCTGTGAAACGCGATCCGCTTGTCAAATGCTAAAATCTGTATACCCTGTCTAAAATATTTGTACCTGTCTACGCTCTGTAAAGAATTAAGCGGCAAAAGCACCGCAAACGGCTTCCCCAGTTCGTAAAGCCTTTTTAATACCGCGTCTTTTTGTGTAAAAGGCGGGTTTGATACTATGCAATCATATTCTGGCGGCTCGTATGTGAAAAAGTCCAGCCCGTCCGATATGTCCGACCGTATAACAGAAAATCCCCCCCCCTAGCCTTGAACGACTGATAGAACGCCGACCACTCACGGTCAAACGGTGTCCACACCCGCGCGCCCTCTGGTATGTATTTCAGAATTGGATCAACGGCATAATACGGCGTGTACTGCTCGTTGCTTTCCTCTGTCCGGTCTGCCTTTAAATATCCTGTATTAAGTCCCATTTTTCTTTTTCTCCCTCTGCGGTTTCTCTGTGATCTCCACTTCCCCTGTTTCTAGGTTTAGTGTATAGCTTTCCTTTGTCCGTTTCCGGCTTGTCCCGTCATAGATCAGCGTATATGTAAAATACATGAAGCCTGTTACCTCATGCCATGCTTCTGCCACGCTGTCTTTGTCCAAATACCAGCCCTTTGGTATTTCGATCGTGTGATTGTATGCGTTTTTCGATCGTACCGTCGTTTTTGTCGGTTGCGGTATCTTTAGATTTTTGCTGGAATTGTACCGCCTGCCAGAAAAGCCTTCGCACGTCCTCATTGTCTTCTCGGAGTATTTCACAAAGTACGAAGCCAGCTTCCTGTATTGCCCGCTTTCGTCTAAAGGTTTTATTGTGATCCAGCCTTTATCCCAGCATTTTTTCAGTTTTGCGATCTCTATGGCATTTAATACCATGTGGACGTGTGCCGCTCCCCTCTCCCCCGCCTCTGCCACCCACACATACTTTGCAACGTCCCCCGCCGCTTTATATACTTTGCGAATATCCCGAAGCAGCTTGTCAACGTCTGCCCGTAGTTCCTCTTTCCCTGCTGGGCGTTTATCCTTTTCATATGACCATGTAATATACAGGCTTGTACTATCAAAATTTTCGTTTAATATCCATGTCAGCTTCTTTATTGCCTGCCTGCTGTTCACTTTCTTTTGTGCTTCGCTTGTCTTATTTTCCTTCTGCCTTCTTGATCCCTCTTTTGTGTCGGTTCGGGTTGCATAATAGAAAGTATGCTGCTTTGTCTTCCCCGCCCTGCACGTCTCATGTCTATACGGCATTTTTACACCACCCTGTCGATAAAATAATATGCTTAACAAGTCGTAACGGCGGTTAAAATCCCGCCATTTTCCTTGACTTTTTACCGTACAAGCCGTATAATTATTTTAGGTTTTATTTTTAGCTTTGTACGGCTTGACCGCTTTGGATTTCCCGATCCGAAGCGGTCATTTTTCGTCTTTCTTTTTTCGGTTTTCAAAGTTCGCCTTATTTTGTGTCGCCTGCTGCCGCGCCACTTTCTTCCGCGTTGCCGAATACCCCCCCGAAAAGAAAATCAAAACGCATTTGCGCCATTTCTTCCCGCAGGCGTTTGTCTGCTTCCGTGAAATAGTCTTTTTCGATCTCGAATCCTAAAAAATCATGCCCTGTCCGGTATGCTGCCCGCAGACACGCGCCCGATCCGGCGTGTGTGTCCAGTATCTTGTCGCCTGCTGCCGCATAATTTGTTATGATCCACTCATATAGCCGGATCGGTTTCTGCGTCGGGTGGAATGTATGATCTTTCTGTAATTCCGCGCGGTTTATTACAACGATCCGCGTGGGCTTTTTAAATGTGCTGTATGCTAATTCGCAATCGCTCATGGAAAGCCCGTGCTGTCCTTTGTCCCACACGATCCAGCCCTTTGCGCCGATCTGCAAATGTTCCACAAAATAATTGCCGCCCCATATAATCTGATTGACGGAAACGCGCTCTAATTCTCGGAAATACTCTGCGGACGGGATCGCCCCGTCCCAGTCTTTCTTTGCGTGTTCCTTCCTGCTGTGCTTCGGGTTTTTGTTTATATTCAGCCTTTGCCCGTCAGCCCCGATCCCATACGGCGGATCGGTTATAGCTAATTCAAAGAATTTGTCCGGTATTTCTTTCATGGCTTCCATGCAATCAGCATTATAAAGCCTGTTCAATTCAAACATTGCCCGCGCCCTCTTTCTCTTTGATTTCCTCGATCCAGCGCGCCAGCCCGTCCGCTGCTCTTTCCCAGTCCCTCGCTTCTTTCCGCAGTTCCTTTATTTTCCCGTCTGCTTTATGTAGCTGATCTTTCAAGCTGTCGTTTTCCTGCAATAGCCGCATGATCTCCGCTTTCTGCTGCGGGGCGGCGGTCATAATTTCCGGCGGTATACGCCTTCGCAAGTCCGGCTTTTCAATCACTGTCAGAACGGCGCGGCTGTCGTACCTGTCCACGGTCATTTCCTGCCCGCACCGGACGCATTTATAAACCGTGTTGTCTTTCAGATCGTCCGGTAAAATCTGCGCCCCGCATTTCAGACACACGCAATGGCTTTTGTTTTTAAGGGAACATGATCTTTTTACTGCCATATCCCACCTACTGCACAAATTCGTTGTTGTCGCTGATTTCCCGCACGACCTTTATTTTGTCCTTTGCCATTTGCATGATCCGGCAGCGAAGCCCCGTTCTGATCGTTACCGTTGCGACTTTCATTTTTTTTGTCGCAGATAGCATCCACGGCGTTCAGCATAATTTCCCGCACCGTTTCCGGCTGTTTATACTCCCCAGCGTCTTCTCCGAAAAGTTCATTGATCCGTTGCTTTGCCACCGTCCGGCGGTTCTTTTCCTGCTGATACTTTATGGCTTCGTCGCAGCCGCACAACATTGTTGCCGCTTCCTCTAACTGCGGGGCGGTCATTTCCGCGCCGTCCTCTACAATCACGCTTTGACCGCAGAAGCGACACGCACCGTAAGAAGCCCCGGCCTTGCTTTGTTTTGCCATCCTCTTTTCTCCTTTCACTGTTCAAATAATTTCAGCACCCATTCAAAATCATCTACCATTTGCCCCATGAAATTGTGCGGGTAATTCTCGTTTGCCTTTATCTCCTGTATGCGCTTTTCGATCTTCTCCTGTGCATTTTCATAAATTCCCAGCCGATTAAAGCAATCGTTAATCGCGCACCCTTTACAGTCCACACCTTCGTCCGTCTCTGCTTTGCAATACTCGCAGCAAAGATCGCAGTCGTCCGCGCCGCCTTCCCTGTCTATGCTGCATAACTCTTTCGGTACATACTCGCCGCAATATTCCATTGTCAGTCTTTCCATGCCTTTTCCCTCCCTCATTTAATAAATGCCAGTGCCGCTTCTATCGCTATAACCAGCGCGGCAGCAAGCCCCACCGCCGATATGATCCGCTGGGCGTAAAGCTGCCGGACGCGGCGCGCCCACATTGCTTCGCGTACCGGATTTATGGCTTTGTCGTCTATGTACTCATGCGCGAATATTTTCCGCGTGTCCGTGCCGCCATAATTTGCTATGTTTTCCGCTGTGTTCTCGTTTACATAGTCAAATACAAGCCCGTGCGCCGCGCACCACTCCACCGCGTCTTGCAGGTCTTTTCCTTTCCGGCAAGTATTCAGAATAAGGATTGCGCCGCCCCTCTGAAGCCGCCTGCAATGTCTAATCATTTTCGGGATCGGCTTTATAATTTCGGGGAATTTTGTTTCTGCCAGCGTCCCGTCAAAATCCACCGCAATGATCCGGCGGTATTCCTGCGCGCTCATGCCCTCGCCCTGCTGCCGCCTGTCATTTATATAAATTCCGAAAACCTCTTTTAATTTTCCCGTCATTTCTCCCCCGTCCTTTCCTCTTTGCTTTCTGCTTCCAGTCTTACAACGCTTACTTCATAGCTTGTACTTAAATACGGCAGCTTGCGCCCCTGTATGCGCTTCTTAAAATTGCGGGACTGGAAACGCCCATATATTTCCACATAGTCCCCGACTTTCAGATCGTCGGCTTTTTCTGCCTGCTCATTCCAGCATACGCACGGGACATAATACGCGCCCGTTGGCGTATTTACCGCCACCACAAGCCTTGTCACTGTTACGCGCCGCCCCTTTCGTGTGCGCCTTTTTGTTTCCCGTCCGCTGGGCGGCTTGCAGATATTCCCGCAGATCGTCACTTCGTTTTGATCCTCTACGGGTGGATCGTTCACGGCGATCATTTCTGCGAAAATGAACACTTTCACGCGGTTTTCTTCCGGTTTCGGATCGTGTACGTTCTCCGACCGGATTTCCCCGCCGCAGAATATTTCCGCGCCCTCTGTTATCCTCTCCAGCATTTCCTTTGATCCGGCGGCGCGTCCGTCATACTGCAAAATATAGGTGTCTTCCGTTCCGCTGGGGCGCATCCGCGTCAGTTCTACTTCGTACACCTTGCGCGCCCAGTCTGCCGCGTCCACGATCAATTCCGGCGGGGCTGTAATCTCCCCCACGATCCCGATTGTGTTGTTTCTGCTCATTTTCCCTTTATCTCCTTTCATAGTCCGGCAGCTTGCCCGCCTTTGCGTAAAAGTCGTATAAATCCGCTTTACAGTGCGCCAGTTCGTCCTGTAAAGAGAATATCTTTTCTTCCGCGTCCTCTGCCATTTGTGCGGCGCGGGTATAGTCTGACAAAATCCGGTCTTTTTGTTCCTCTAACTTTTTCGTGCGTTCCTCATACTTGCCGACCACTTCCCTGTATGCTTCTGGACTGATCCAGCCCAAACTATCCACTTTTTCCTGCTTTATAAATCTCTCTGCCTTCACATACTTTTGAAATGCTACTGTTACCCCGCAGCAATCCACAAGCATTTGCAATGTGGCTTCCGCGTCTATCCAGTCCATTTCCCGAATACAGTTATCATCTAATTTCTGAATATACCTGTTTAACGCCTGCTGGCTCTCTATTCCCTGTACGCCGTCGCTTCTGAAAATGCGAAGCACTTTTTCCAGCGTCTCTTTATCCGTCCCCAGCCCGTCAGCCTGCCATAGCTGCACTTCTCCCATGCTCTTTTTCCTCTCTTTCCTGTTTATAGTTTTTCAGTTCGTCGATCGCCCTTTTATAGCAATCAATTTCTTCCGTTTCTTTCGCCCGTACAATGCACTTCCCGCGCGTTTCTCCGCTGTACTCCCATATCTCGATCAGATCGTCTTCACTCTCATATATGCTAAAGTGCATGTGATAGCGCAGATTGTATTTTTTCTGCAACGGTCTGTATATTTCATAGAATTTTCTAACTATTTCTTTGTATTCGTCTTCCATGCGCCGCCCTCTATGTATCTAACAAAAGCCCGTAATTTCGCGGCTACCCCCCCATAAAATCAGATAGCCGCATTTGTGCCGTTTCCTGCCTGTATCTTTCCTGTGATAAATTAAAATAGTGTTCGCTCAACTCGAAGCCTACAAATTTATGCCCCGTATTCCGGCAGGCAATCAGAGAAGAAGCCGATCCGACGTGCGTATCTAAAACCACGTCGCCTGCTGCCGCAAAGGTTGTCAAAATCCATTCATAAAGGGCGACTGGCTTTTGCGTCGGGTGTATGCGGTACTCTTTGTTTTTCATGTTCTCTTGGATCATGCCCTGCCATGTATATTTATATTTGCGTACTGCGGTTTTAAAGGAAGTCCACGCCAGTTCGCAGTCTGCAAAATCATTGTTTCCGTTGTTCTTGTCCCACACTATCCAGCACGGGCTGTCATACGGCATTTTTGAAATAAAATGGTTTGCGCCGAAAATGATCTGATTTTTGCTTACTCTGAATAATTCCCGAAAATATTCTTCGTCCGGCGGCTTTACGTCGCCGCCCGCAAACGGTGTATACGCTTTCGACGTTGCCAGCTTTGACCGTGTACCGTTCTTTTTTCCGTTTTCCTTTATCCCATACGGGGGATCGACAACGGCAAGATCAAAATAGCCGTCGGGGAAGTCTTTCATTCCCTGCATACAATCCATGTTGTAATAGCCGTATTCAAGCATTGCCGCCACTCTCCTGTTTTTTCAGTTCCGCTTCTGCAAGTTCGATAAAACCTTTTAAGTCCGCGATCCGCTGTTCGTATTTCTCATACGCTTTTTTCGCTCTCTGATACTGCCATAAAAGGAATACCCTTTCTTGTGAAGTTTCCTTTTCCATGTATTCCGATTTCGCTTTTTTGACTTCCTGTTCTAAATCGCCGCTATATGAATAAACTTTTTGATCTTTTTTTCTTTTTACCCTCATGCGTCCCCCTTATGTATTAAAACAGGCTCATTTGCCCGTCGCATTGCTTCTTTTTCGGTATGCGCGGCTTGTATTTACATTCTTCGGGGTTTCCGCTCCGGCAGATATAGAAAGCGTCTATTTCGCAAAAATCAAACAGTTTGCAAGCGTCCCGAACGGAAGTTTTTTTAATCATTATGTTTAATTCCTCGCATACCGCTTCCGTTTCGCCCTGTGCTATGCAATGTATACAATATCTGCAATAATGCTTCATGCGTTCCACGTCCTCATGCTAAACTTGTGCCGTTTCCCCTAAAATTATTTTTCTAAATATGCTTTCAAAGATCGTTACCGCAATACTGTTTCCCGCCTGCCAGTACAGCGGCATTGTGTAACGCCCGTTTTTCTCCTGTACTGCTGCCGCCGCGTCAAAATCCGCGTCTGTGTACCCTTGAAGCCGCCAGCACTCCCTTTCCGTCAAATACCGATACCGCCCGCCGCCGCAGTCTATAACCTGTGTAGGCGTTCTGTCCTGTCTGGTTGTGATTGTATAGGCATAGTCTTTTATAATATTCGCCCGCCGTACTACTCCTTTTTTGCCGATTGCATTGTATACGCTCGGCTGGGTAACGTCATAAACTTCCGGTACGTCCGGCAGAAGAAATTCTTTTATATTCCGCATTGGCGACTTTATCAGATCGTCAAAAATAAATTTTTCATTCCCCAGTATTGAAATTGTAAAAACGCGCTGCCGCGCCTGTGGAAGCCCGAAGTCCCTTGCGTCCAGTACGGCGTAGCTGTTCGTATATCCCAGCCATGCCATTTCCTCTATGTATTTATTGAAATTTGTTACCATGTGCCGCGATAATACGTTTTTGACGTTTTCCCATATTACAACGCGCGGCTTCCATACTCCCATTTGCTCTATAATGTGAATTGTTTCCCACATAAGGCTTGAACGTGTCCCGCTCCCTTTGTCTGCGCCCTTTCCCCTGTTTATCCTGCCGCCTGCTGCCGTCGCTTTCCCTTGATGTCCCGCGATTGAAAAATCTTGGCACGGGCTGCCGTGTATTAAAATATCCGGCTTCAAATTCCAGCCTACGACCGACTGCGTTTTGTTCTGCAATTCATTTTTAAAGATTGCATTGTATGATCTGACCGCCTTTTCGTCGATCTCTACATAATCAATGCTTTTTACGGGTATTCCTATATTTCGCAAGGCGCAGCGCGGCGATCCGATCCCGCCGAATAATTCAAGTATTTTTACCATGTCGGGAATACCCCCCCGAAAAGTCCAGCGTCTCTTTTCATTTTTTCAGTGTCCTTTCGTGTCGTCTGTGTCCTCATTCTATCTAGGCGGCGATCTTGCTTTCATGCTGTGCCACCCCGCTTTCCGGCGTGTGCATTGTGTTGTGGCTTTTCACATTAAAAAGCTACTGAAAACCTGTTGACCGTCTGCGCGCTCTCTAGCATGGCGCGTCCGCTGCCATTTTTCCACAATGCCCTGTACTCCGGCTGTTGGCTTGCCTTCATCAGCCGCAAGGTTGCCGACCTTGCAGGACGGGGACTGCTGCCCCGTTTCGGTTCTTTTCAGCCTTAAAATAAAAATCCTTTGTCTACAAGAAATTTGATCCAGTCGCAGCCGCAAACGTCGTCTTGCTTTATATACTCATAAAATTCTTCTTTGCTGTTTACGCCATCTGCCTGCATGAAGCGTCTTGCCGTTTCTATGTGCTTTGTTTGAAATACATACTCCGCATAAAATGTCTTTTCCATTGTTCCGTAGTCATTGCTGCTTTTCGGTGTCCGCATTTCAACCTTTATCACTTTTCTTCTGTTCTTTGCTGATATTCCTTTTTGAATAACCACCGCTTCACTGAATAACCAGCCATTCCAACCTCGCCGCATTGGTGCAAATTGTGTACGCGGTACTTCTACCAAATCCCCCGCTTTTACTTTTTCAAAGTCCACCGTTTTCATTTGCTGCCCCCTCCGCTTTCAGCTTCAGCCACCATTCTGGATTGTTCCGGTATTTCTCATTCGGGCAGTTGTCGCAGCTTTCCGTTTTGCACTCCCCGCAGAATGTCTTCTGAAAAGCTGTGTCCCACGGCGCGTCTAAAACCGGAAGGCTTTTCAGAAATGCGCCCAGCGTTTCGGGGCTTGCTGTCAGTTCGTCGTATATCCTCATTTTGTCCCCCTTATCCGATCGCCCGCTGTGCCGTGTCTGCGCTGTATCTCACACTATTCGCAACAATGATCTTTCCCCGCTCCAATTCCCTATAAATAGTTGCGATATGAACGCCGACTGCTGCCGCTATTTCCTTTTCATTCATTCCGCTGTTAAACATTGCTTCGATCTGCTGCCTGTCCGCAAATACAATCCTTTTATACCTTCTTGCCACTTTCTTCGCCCCTTTCTTATGGGGCGGCTACTGCCGCCCGCCCTTTAGTCCATTATCTTGATTTCATACTTTTCGCTTCCGTTGTCTCTCTCCATGATTATTGCTAAATCGTCCCCGTGGTAAATATCCGGTATTCTGCAATCTTTCAGAATTGTTACGCCCTGTATTCTATCCCAGCCAGCGGCTTTCTTTGTCTGATTTAATGCTTTCATTGCCGCGTTATAACAATCTCTGTTTTCCTGCGAATAAATAAGTATTGCGTAGTCTTTCTTTTTGATCCAGTTCTCCAT